AGTCTTGTGCTAATTCCATTGTGTACTCTGCTTTTAGAGCACGGGTCTTAGCAGTAACAGATACTTTCTCGATTGAGAAACCCATTTCAGCAAAAGATAAATCTTCAGCAGATGCTGTTGCAAGAGCAGCACCAGTTGTTACTGTTGATGCAAATACGTTACCGTTACCAAGTGCTGTGTTAGCAGCAAGTGATAGTGCAGTATGTGTACCAGTACCAGCAAAATCTGTGTCAGCTTCGTTGTAGAAAGCTTCTGAACCACTTGAAGGAACACGATCAGTACCATACATAGTTCTCATTGCGAAGATAAGTCCTGTAGGACCAGTCATTGGCTGAACGCCGCAGATATCATAAGCAATGAGGTTAGGTAATGAACGACGAACCAAACTGATTAGGATTGGGTCGAAACCAGCAACAGGACCAGTTGCAGTAGCGCTGCCACCAAAACCACCTGTACCAGCAGCGTTAGTTGGTGTTGTTTCTGTAAGTTGATGCACGTTGCCGCCGGCTTTTACCATTTCTTGTGCTTGATTTTCAAGAACAAGAGCGGTAACTGCCTTACGATATGGATCTTTAATAGCAGGTAGAGCTGGATGCTCTAACACTGCTTCCCATTTTTTTTGTAGGTCTTCCGTTAAATACATTTTTAACTCCTTGTTTTATTATTAAATTTTTGTTTTCGAAATTGATTGAACGACAGCATTGATAATTGGATCAAATGAAGCAGGCTTCTTCTGATCTGTGTCGTCAGTTACTTGCTCGTGTAATTGAGTCTCATCAGCTTTTTTGATGTTTGATGGGAAATAGTTTTCACGAATTGTCTCAAGTTTTTCTACTAGTTCTTCCTCTGTGGAAAAATCTATACTCTCTGCGAGTGATTTCATTTTTTCAACTTGAGTTTCGGTAAGTCCCTTGCAAACTTCATAAACTGTTTCTCTTTTTACAGATTCAAGAATTGCTTTTCTATATTCAATGTTAGTTTTGATTTCTTCATCTAACTGATCTTCTAACTCTTCAACTTTACCTGCAAGTTCATCAACTAGATCAACTTTATCTTCAGGTACGTCAATGTAGTGCTCAGCAAATAGATTGCGTAAACCAACAATGAATTCTTCGGTAATTTCTGAACGTAGGCCAGATTGGATAGCAATTTGATTTTCTTCCATCCACTGTTCAACTACGTAATTAAGGTAGTCGTCTACCTTTTCTGTTAAGTCTGCTTTGATAGAATCAATAGCTTCTTCTAACATACCTGCATACTTAACTTCCATTTCTTCTTCAATTTGAGAAACACGATCTAATACACGGGCTTCAAAAATTGTAGCTGCTTTAGATTTGAAGTCCTCTGAAATAGTTTCGTCATCAGAAAATAAAGCGTCAATATCTTCTTTCATTTTTTCTTTTAGACTCACTACTTCTTCTTCAGAATCTTCAACGATAACTTCATCGTGTAACTCTTCTTCCTCTTTCATAGCTTTACCAGCTTTGTTTTGAGTGTCTGGGGAAGCGTCAGAAGGCTTAGTAGAAATCGTACTCTTATTCTTTGCAGAATTATCAGGCGCTTTAGCAGAAGCATGAATCTTGTGTGAATCATCGTCTGGTTTAGCGTTCTGTGGAGTAGGACCACCAAGGTCTTGTACTTCACCACCTAGTTTTTGTGGAGGCATAGCTGATGCAGATTTCTTGCTATTTGCAAGAATTTCAGCGGCTGCTTCCATAAGTTTGTTTGATGCCATTTGGATTCTCCTTATGATTCTTTATTTATAAATTTAAAGTTTTCTAATATAATTTTCAAATAGGTTTAGTGCAACTTTTTCGATATCTTTTCTTGAGGCTTGTTTTATTTGTTTTTTTGCTTCGTCAAACTGTTTTTCCATAAACTTTCCGTCAATAAACATCCACTCTTTGTTTTCCATAATACCATTGACGAAAGCACCTGGTGCAGAAGGATCTGCGACAATATCAGCTGCCGTTGCTAGTCTAAGGTCATCTTGAACCAAATTATAACCCTCTTTGGTCTGAACTAATGATCCTAGAGCTCTTGAAGAAACACCACAAGTAACATCGTTTTCAATAAAGTTTTTTACTATTTGTCCGTAAGGAGTATCTAAGATCAAAGCTTTACCGTAAAAAGTATTGCCATCTTCTGCAAGAGAAACGATCTTATGACTAACTCTCTCTAAGTTTATTGTTGGTGTATCTGGATGTCCAAGCTCACCTAATGCGCGGTTCTGAGAAACGAATTCTTCGTTGTATCTTCGAACTTCGTTACGTAACGTTTTCATTTCATACATTCTGTTATTTTTATTAATAGCGTCACCAACTAAAAATGTGCCTTCAATGTAAAGTTTTTTGTTGCCATTTTCTGTGGCTTCACTAATATACTTTACATTTTCTACGGTTTCTCTAATTAATTTCATTTTACATTCCTGTTAAAGCTGGTGAATAGGTAGTAACTTTACTTACAACTAAAATAAGTGTTCCACCAGAACCAGAATTTGTTATGTGAATATTTGATGACGAACTATTTGCGATGGCAATATCGTATTGGGCTAAAGGCCAATCGCAATTACCACCACCTGTTAAATCTAATACTAATTCACCACTAGTATTATCGCCTCTATAAACTTTCCAGGCAACATCTGATTGTGACATTACATGTGATATAGAAGCATTAGTAACAGTTTCGTCAGCACCTACTGATAAAGCTGAAAGTGTAATTGTGGTAGCAGTATTACCTACTACACGAATCACTGATTTGCTTCTTTTATTATTTACGATTTCGTATGGCATTTTATCTTAGTCCCATTGATGCACGCCTACGCATTGACATCTTTCTTTTCAATAACGTGCGGCGTAATTTAGCTCTTCTAGTTGTTTTCCAAGAACGTTTTAACAAACGTGCTTTTCTAATTCTTTCTATTGCAGGTATTCTTTTTACAGTGTTACCAGACATTCTGTAACCTTTGATACCAGAACGTCTTACATTTTTCTGTACAACTATTTTACCTTTTTTGTTTCTACGTATTCTACGACGAATCTTTTGTATTCTACCCATCTTGATGATGTTTGGGTTTCTTCTTTTTACAGCTTCAAGTAAATCTTCTTCTTCGAAAAAAGATTCTTTAACTACTTCTCTTTCTTCATTTAATTTTTCTTCTATTTTTTGAAGCATTAAATTTTCAAAGCATTTTTTTGCTTCGATAACTTTGCTTTCTAAAATTAAATTTATTAAATTCATTTTACTTTACTGAAAGCAAAAGATGCTACCTTTTCGAAGTGAGCAGGAGATTTATGTACCATATCTGCCAACTTTTTCTTATTCTCATCATTTACAGCTTTATGTACTTGTGTAATTGCTGAAGCTGTATAATGATCCACTTTTCTTGTTTGACCGTTAGCAAATTTTACCGACTGTGCTTGTTTACCAGAAACAATTTTATGCAACGTGTCCATAACTGCTTCTTCTAATTCAACTTCTTCAGATTGCAACACGGAATCAACACCTGCACCGTAAGGTATTGTAAAGTGTTTATCTAACTTAGAGTTATAATAAAGAGCAACCTTAGTTTTGTCTGGGTAAATACGAATTGCTTTTCTTTTTAACATTAACATAACAGGAGGATCTTCTGTTGAAGCTTTAGAATCTGCTTCAATAATAGTTTCTTCTTTTACTTCTTTTTCTTTCTCACCAACTGTAATACGATGAGCTTTTACTTTTCTACCAGAAGAACTTATTTTAAAGTCAGAAGTGTCAATTACACCTTCATTAATCTCTTCAGATTCTTCACGAACAGCTTGTCTAGTTCTTTGAAATATTTGTTTATTATTGGTAATTAAATCTACCATTTTATTAAACAAGTTTTGAAGAATCATCTTATCAGCATTATTAAACTGGGGGCGATCATCTTGCATCTTATCTAAAATACGATGTATTCTTTGTAACTGTGCTTTATTTGCCAAACCAGCTCGAACTAAAACATCAAACTTAGAATAGTCTGATTTTTCTTCTTCCACTAAGTTTTTAAACTCGTTTAAAGATTTCATTTACTTAACCATTATTTACCATAATTTAATTTATTAGCAGCTTGATGAACACCAATTGTACGTTTTACGTAGTTTTTACCTGCGTCGCGTGCCATTGATCTATCACCCGCATCAGGTGAACGCTTCAAGTGATCCAATTCTTGTTTACTATCCGATGCTTGGTCACCAGCTTTTCTTATATAACTTTTTAAAGTTGATTTAGATAAT